TGACTTTTCTAAACAGCAGACTGGCCATACGTTCATCATCCAAAGGAATCATCAATCGTTTAATTTCCATTATCCCACCTCAGTTTAAACCAATTAGCATCACATTCATTTTTAAAAGTAAACACACCTTCCCCCATATAATAATAGGTATGGGGTTTGAAAGTATGGTCACACCAGGCCAAACAACTACTCCAACCAACTTGACTATTAACAGGTTGTTGTATAGTAACTACCTCCCAACCCTGCCAATCCTTACTCATCTTTTACTTCACCCCAACGTAAGAGAAACAAGGTAATTTGTTTCTTATTACGAAACTTAAATGTATCATAACTGGTCCTACGTCCGCAGTTATTAGTATAGCACCATTCGTGTATACGTTCAACCACGTGAGCATCCGGGGCTAATATATGTGTTCCTGAACCACTTTGATCTTGCCAATCCATTTCAGCAATCAGTTTCAATTGTAGGCCAGATTGGTTCCAATGATAGCGTGCCTTACGATTTAAAATATTCATAAGGTCACTGATTACTTTTTTGATTTCACTCATATAGAATATTTAAGGACAAACCAGTTCCTACCTTTTTCACTTTTAAATACGATATACCTACGATCCCAATCTACTCTACCACCATAGGTGTAATGAAGATATGTTAGGATTTGATTACGTTCTCCACCTGACCATACATTATCAAAATAGTCATTAGCATAACTACTCCAATATGTGTCCAGTTTAAGACTATACACTATTCACTCCAACGTAGGATAAACATATCACGTTGAGTAGGCTTTTTAAAACTCCACAGCAGGTCAGTCATTTGCTTGCCGCAGTTATTCTCCGCACACCAAGCATTGATTTCTTCTACTTTCTCTGGAGTAAGACTATCACGTTCGAATACTACACCAGGTAGTTTGAATAGGCCCACATCTACACTACTGATTTTCATTTAGTTATATTCCTCAAAATATAAAAATCAACGTCTTTATCTGGAACTACGACGCAATCATAAGGATATTTGTTTGTATAATCAGCCATCCACTTATTGTGTTTTATACGTTCAACACGTAGCATTTGTCTATTTAATTTTATAACTTTACCAACAAATAGCCTATTGTTTTGACTGAATACAACAAACGAGCCAATAGCAATACGTTTGCCTAATATGTCCTTATGTTCCGGCTGCTCTAACATGTTTACAATCCTTACGGTATTCGAAACCAGGACAAGTACACGACCATTTACCATTGGTCTTGGTCAGTTCATATACAGCACCCTTACTACCTTCTACTTTACGTCGTTCAGTTACACCAAAAAATTCATCTAATGTGAATAATGGTTGGGGTTGACTATTCATAATCAAAGTCCTATCAATGACACGAATTTTAAAATCTGCTAGGCCTGTAGTGAGGCATAGATATTGGTTGCTATTAATGTGCTTAAGTGTAGTTTCCTCACCTTCGTATTCATTGAATTCAGGTACAGGATAGAAATAACGATCTCGCACTTCATATAATGGATTACGTACGGTAACTTTCATTTCTTTTCCTCCCATGGCCATTTTGGTTTACATTGTTGTGGAATACCCCATACACAATTTTGGTGAATATCAATACAGGCATCACATTTAGCTTTAGCCTGTAGAGCAGCATAGGGAGGATTAGGAATATGAACCCATTTCTCGCCTCTACATATCTGTGGGTCATAAGCTCTAGTACCAGGGCACAAAGGTTTTTCCAGTGTAAGACAGCCTGATAGTGCGGCTGCTGAAAGGGCTAGTAATAAAGTTCGCATGATAATACCCTGTTGTTATTCATAGTGTATTATATGCGAACTTTAACATAGTGTCAAGCTCCTGCGTTGTAGTTCAAATACAACTGACAGAATTCTGAAAAGTGGACTAGAACTTTCTGATCTACATCCAAATTCTTTTTCAAATATTCAACGATTTCCAAATCGCTTTCTATATAAACATCTATGTCATGTTCCTGTATCATGCGTAATTTGTATTCTTCATTGGTTTCTTTTTCACTGTCTCTTTGATGAAGAATCATTTTTGGTTGATTACTAAAATATTTTAACAACCAACTTTTGGTAACATGTTCATATTCAGCAGGCCTACCAGTTAATAGTATCCATTCACCTACTGGTTTGAATACTGGCTGCATGTACATAGTCAAATTCAAATATGCTTCGTGATCACCAAGATCTGGAATTTGGTCGCAATCAGGAATGAATACTCCATCCAAATCAAATGCTGTTAAGTTACTTTCTTTACTCATCTCTAAATCTTACTCCATAGTCTTTGCTTATTTTCTTACTGCCCCAAAAAGGTTCTTCGGCGAAATAAGGAAGCCTAGTCCCTTGTATTAATTCGTTTCTTATGTGTTCAGGAGTATTCCAATCTGTGTACAATACTGCCCAAACAAATTCAGTTTGTGGATAGTTCTTAGCCATATGCTCTTTACACTTGAGATAACTACTACCAGTCACCGTGTTGTCATCCACAAAGACCACACGTTCTGGATTCATATCTGGCATTAATAATTTATCTTTACCTGGATAATAGATACCTATATCCCGTATTGATAAGACTTGGCTTACCCAAGTGGCATATATCAACCCAGTACGTGCCACACCCACAATCACAGTGGGATTAAAGTGTTCAATGGCAGTAACTATTCGACCGAAGTATTCCTCACCCTCGACGTCGGTCATACGCCTTGGCTGTTCAGGAAAGTCTTTATATTTGTCCATGCTGTAAATACTACTATATATTAGAGTTAATGTCAACACCAAGGAGGTGTAGAATGCGTATTTTGGTCACCGGGCACATGGGCTTTATAGGCCGTAATGTGTGTGCGTTTTTAAACAAACAGGAAGGCATAATTATTGATGGTTATGAATGGGATGGTACAACCAAGCCCATAGTCAAATATTATGATTGGGTCATACACCTAGGTGCCATAACAGATACGCATAGTCTTGATGTAGAAACTATTCTTACACAAAACTATGATTTTAGTTGTTGGCTATTAGATGAATGCCAGCATCATGGAGTCAATCTACAATATGCCAGCACACATAAGGTATACGGTAATAGTAATAATTTTGAGGAAGGTGCTGCTTGCCAACCCCAAAGTCCATATGCTTGGAGCAAATACCTATTTGATAGATATGCATTTAGCCGTAGTCATAGTAGTTTTGTACAGGGATTTAGATATTTCACTGTATATGGTAAATGGCAGCATGTAAAGAGTGATCCTAATGCCATATACAAATGGCGTCAACAAGCACGTAAGGAAGGTAAAATCACTGTATGGCAGGGCGCTGACAAGATTAAACGTGATTGGGTATGGGTAGGTGATGTAGTAAAACTTCATTGGGACTTTATCAACACTGTAAAAGGCAGTGGCATATGGAATGTGGGCACTGGACTAAATCATAGTTACATGGATCTAGCAGAATATATAGCAGAACAAGAGGGTGTACCTGTAGAATATAACGATATAGATGCTGAACTCAGACCTTTTTACAGGGATAATGCACAGGCTGATCTAAAGCATCTTAAAGAAACTATAGGCAAGCGTAGTTGGTTGAATGTATATGAATGGTTAGACTACGATAAATAACATTATGAAAATCTGCGAAATTCTCACTGAAGATTGGCAAAAGGTCAATAAAAATGACGATACCGATGGTATGAGCAGTAAGGCTGTAAAGGCCTATCGTAGAGAAAATCCAGGCAGTAAATTAAAAACAGCAGTGACTACTGAGCCTAGTAAGCTAAAGAAGGGCAGCAAAAGTGCCAAACGTCGTAGCAGTTTCTGTGCTAGAATGGGTGGTATGAAGAAGGCTCATGCCAGTGCTAAGACTAAGAGAGATCCAAATAGTCCAATCAATAAGGCACTGCGCCGTTGGAATTGCGAATGAGAATAGCCGAAATCATTATGGAAAGTGGCAAGGCCAGTAGAACACTGTGTAAGAGCACCAAGCCTGATAGTGAGCTAGGAGCCAGTCAACTCAGTAGTTGTAAGAGCCAAGGATTTCGTGCTAGAGATACAGAAAAACATTTTACCATAAACAAAAAGCGTAAGAGTATTAAGGGTAAGAAGGTCAAAGGTGGAAACTATGGTGGACCATTACCTGTATGGAAAGGTAACGGGGAATGAGATTTAGGGAATTTCAAGAAACAACACCAACATTATCAGTGCCAAAAGGTAGTCGTGGACCAGACTGGGCAGATCTACAAAAAGCATTAACAGCATTAGGTTATAAATTACCTGTACATGGAGTTGATGGTTATAGCGGTCCAGAAACTAGTGCTGCTATAAAGAAGTTTGAACAAGACAATAAACTGACTATAGATGGCAGTCCAGATGAGGAAATGATCAACCTACTCAATAAGATGATAGCAGGAAAAGGCATAAAGTTTGCCAAGAGCACTGAGGCAGATGTAGTTGCAGGCAAAGGTGGAGTCCGTGCAGGCTCACACAAAGGTATCAAAGGTGATACTAGAAATAGAGCCCTGATGAGCCCAGCAGGTGTGGCACATTTAAAAGATCCAGACTTTAATCGTAAGCTTCAAAAGGTGGCTGATAGCTTGGGTGTTGATAAGGCACACTTAATTGCTATAATGAAAGCAGAAAGTGGTATGGACCCTGCTGCTGTTAATCCTCAATCAGGAGCAACAGGGCTTATTCAATTTATGCCCAAGACAGCACAATCTTTAGGTACTAGTGTAGAAGAACTTAGAAATATGAGTGCAGTGGATCAATTAGACTATGTATATAGATATTTTAAGATGGTAGGTGTCAAGCCTGGTATGGATGCTGGGGATTTATATATGGCTGTGTTCATGCCTAAATATGTAGGCTACCCATATAATACAGTATTAGGTCAAAGTGGCGCAGATGGTTTTAGAGGCAAAGTCTACGCTCAAAATGCTAGTCTAGATAAAGATAAAGATGGAGCTATTACAGTTAGCGATGTCAAGAGTAGAGTGGCTCGCTATGCCTAATATATAAGTAAAGTTATGAATTTTACTGGAAAACTATTAATAGCACCACCAAAAATGAAAACAGGTTTTTGGTATAAGAGTGTGATCTTTGTAACAGAAGATCATATAAATGGCACAATGGGCTTATTATTGAACAAGCGCAGTAGTGTGAGCGTGACAGAATTTACTGAACAAATAGGTGAACGTCTAAATATTCCTGGTTATATTTATGTGGGTGGTCCTGTAAACATAAAGGCTCTAACCATGTTACACAGCAGTGAATGGAGTTGTACTAATACTATGAAGATAAATGAAAGTTTTAGTATTAGTAGTAGTGATGATCTATTACCAAGATTAGGCGATGGTGATGCGCCTAAACATTTTAGATTATTTCTAGGTCTATGTGGTTGGAGTCCAGAACAACTACAAGAGGAATACGATGGGGCTCCTCCTAGAGATCGTAATGCTAGTTGGCTTATAGCTGGAGCTGATTATGAATTGGTATTTCATCATGATCTTAAAGACCAATGGCTTCAAAGTTTGGAACGTAGCAGTAATGACTTTGTTCAATCAATATTTGACTAACAGCAAACCTGTAGTACAATACAATTTTTGAGTAGTAGAAATGGACACACTTGTTCTTAACGCAGATGGACAACCCTTAAACTATCTTCCACTTAGCACAATTAATTGGCAAGAAGCCATACGATATATGGTTCTTGACAAGGCCAATGTGATTGAATGGCATGAAAATTGGATAGTGCGTAGTGTAAATTGGGAAACTTTTGTACCCAGTATAATTATGCTTAGAGAATATACTAAACCAAAAAGTTATGTAAGATTTAGCAAGAGCAATGTATTCTTACGGGACAACTATAAGTGTCAATATTGCGATAAACACCTACAGAAGAAAGACTGTACATTGGATCATGTTAAGCCAGTGAGCCAAGGTGGCCGCACTGTATTTGAAAACACTGTTACAGCCTGTGGCCCATGTAACGCAGCCAAAGGCAGCGATACTAGAATGAAGCCACGGGTCAAGCCATACAAGCCAGCATACTTTGAATTGGTAAATAAGCGTAGAGCAATACCATTCAATGTAAGGCAAGCAAGTTGGCTGGAATACATCAACCAATAAAGATACAGTGGAATTTTACCAATCATTGTAATTTTAACTGTGAATACTGTCCAGACGTTTTAAAGTCTGGCAGTATAGGCCTACCAGATCCCTTAGTATTTGTCAGAGGCTTTGCCAAAGTCTATGACTTTTTTGATAGTTTTGAATTAAGTTTGTTAGGCGGCGAGCCCACTGTGTTCAAAGGATTAGAGTGGGCACTGAATAATTATGTGCCAAATCCTAATAAACGGATTACCCTACATACCAATGGATCAAGAGAGATTAGTTGGTGGGCTCAATATGGTAAACATTTTACTAAAATCATTATAAGTTATCATCCTCAATTCCTTCCTGTTGAACATTTATTTTTTGTATTGGAAACACTAAAAGAAATAGAGGTTAGTGTAGATGTTAAATTGCCTATCACACCAAAGTATTGGGAAGATGTTATAAAGGTCAAAGATTTACTCAGTGCTAAAGGCTATGGTTCAGAACTACAACTTCTATATAAAAATTTTACTAGAGGGAATAACGATTATTTTTCATATTCAGAACAACAGCTTGATTTTTATTACACTGATAAAAACGTAGATCCTAACCAAATTGAACATCAAATTGAATATAAAAGAATACATAGATTGAACGAGTATCATGGCCATATGTGTTGGGCAGGTGTTGAACAATTTGTTATAGATAAGTTTGGTGACGTATGGCGTGGATGGTGTGAACAAGGTGGAAGTCTAGGTAATCTTTATGTTGATACAATAAATTGGCCAACAGGACCAATAATGTGTCAACGATATTTGTGTAGTAATGGCTTTGATCTAGAGGCCCGTAAGAGTGAAAATAGCTGGGGGAAATTATGAAAAAATATTTATGGATGGGTATAGGTTTTATTAGTTTAGGCATGGCCTATATTGGAGTAATTACTCCCGGCTTGCCATACAGTCCATTTGTAGTATTTGCTGCCTATTGCTTTGCCAAGTCTAGTCCACGTTTACATGCTTGGATAATGAACCATCGTATATTTGGCAAGTTCCTTACAGATTGGAATACTAAACGTGTATTCCCACTGAAACTTAAATTTTTTATGTTGGCCAGTATGACGTTGAGCCTAGTACTAATGTACACAGGAGGCGTTCCCCTTCGCGGCATAATATATACAAGTATGTTTATGGCCTGTGTGGCAATATGGGCTTGGCGTTATCCAAGCACTCCAGAAGAACACGATCGCCGTATAGCAGAGGGGCGTAAAGTTGGATGGTTCAATAACAGTTTTTAATAAATATTACTATGAAAAAATTACTCATAACCCTATTCTTTTTACCCTTAATGGCAATGGCACAGAAGATGCCTAATGGCGTGACCTATGATGCCAAAATACTCAAAGTCACTGATGGTGACACCGTAGTAATTGAAGCACCGTTCTTACCTGCCCCATTGAAGCCACAGTTAAGTGTACGTATATTTGGAGTAGATACTCCAGAGAAAGGACACAGAGCACAGTGCGCCAGTGAAGATCAGCGTGGTCAGGCTGCTACTAAGTTTACAGAAAATGCTGTGCGTAGTACCCAAAAGCATCAGGTGATCTTATATGGATGGGACAAATATGGTGGTCGTGTATTAGGTGACATTATACTCAACGGCGTTAGTTTACGAGGTGAATTAATTAAGAACGGTTTTGCTCGTGAGTATTATGGCGAGGCTAAACAGAGTTGGTGCTAAATGGACGAACTACATAAAGCCGCTAAAGTAGCATTTAGTTCTACATTTGCTTTTTATTTAAAAGCACATAACTTTCATTGGAATGTAGAAGGACCAGACTTCCTAGAATACCATGACCTATTTGGTAAAATATATGAAGAAGTATATGGTAGTATAGATGACTTTGCCGAAAAAATACGTAGCCTTGGAACTTATGTACCTGCTAGTTTTGATCGTTTTAGTATGTTATCAAAGATAGAGGACGAAGTAAACATTCTGCCTAAAGAACAAATGGTAGCGGTATTATTAGAAGATAATGCCAAAATGATTAAAATACTTAAACTAGTTTTTCAGACCAGTGAAAAGTTCAATGAGTTTGGATTTAGTGATTTTATTGCTGGTAGGATTGATGCTCATAGCAAACACGGATGGATGCTACGAGCAAGTCTTAGATCCGACTAAACACATCCTTTAATGCTATAATTAACTTCTCCATCATTCCATCATCGTGGAATGGAGTTGGAGCAAAACGTAGTCTCTCTGTGCCTACTGCCACTGTAGGATAATTTATAGGCTGGACATAGATGTTATGATCTTCTAGTAGGGCATCGCTCATTGCCTTACAACGAACAGCATTACCTACAAGCACTGGCACAATATGTGTGCTAGTATTCATAAGTGGAAGATCATTTTGTTTCAACAATGTTTTTAGTCTATTGGCACGCTCCTGATGCTTTTCTCTAATTTCATTATGTTCTTTGAGGAACTTAACTGCTGATAAAGCACCTGCACAACTAACTGGACTCATACTAGTAGTAAAGATAAAGCCATGACTTACACTGCGTATAGCATCAACCACTTCACTATCTGCTGCTATATATCCACCTTGTACGCCATAGGCCTTACCCAATGTACCATTAACAATATCAGCACGATGTTGTAATTTATATTCCTCTAACTTACCTGCTCCACGCTCGCCATATAGTCCTACTGCGTGTACTTCATCAATGTAGGTAATTGCTTCGTATTTGTCAGCAAGATCAAAGATCTCTGTCATTGTACTAACATCGCCATCCATACTGTATACACTTTCAAATACAATACAAGGAGTCTCTCCAGCATCTCTAACTGAGGCTAATATGCTTTCCAAGTTCTCCATATCGTTGTGTGTGAAAACACTCTTAGGAGCCTTACTATGACTTATACCTACTATAAGACTATTGTGATTTTTACTATCACTCACAAAGTGTATATTGGGTACAATCTTACTCAGTGCTATAAGGCTCCATTCGTTAGCCACATAAGCACTGCTGAATAATAAAGCACGATCCTTACGATGTAAGAATGCTAGTTCTGTTTCCAAAGCAACGTGATATGTACTGGTCCCGCCGATGTTTCTAGTACCACCTGACCCTGAACCAGTTTGATCTAGTGCAGTGTGCATTGCGTCTATGACAACTTTGTGCTGACCCATTCCGAGGTAATCGTTAGAGCACCAGTTAACGATGTTCTTGATTG